ACAGGTTTGCCGACAACCTGCCGTACAGAACACCGACCGTCACTAGTGTGACCGCCGCATTGGCTGCGAGGGTGATCCACTCAAAGTTCACTGCGCTCACCAGTTGGTCATGTCGGGGACGACAGGCGCCGTGCCCCCGAAGCCCTGGTACAGAAACGACCGCAAGGCGCCGTCACGCTCCATCACCTGACGCATCACCTCCGGGCTCTCCGCAGCGTCGCGGATCGCGTACTGCGCGTACGCCTTCAGGGCGATGAGGTCGTGGAACGGCTCAAGGTCGTCGATCCACTCGTTGTCACCCGAGGTCTGCCGCGTCCAGTCCACTGTCGACGCCGGGACGTACCGCAAGATGATCGACTGGTTCGGGTTCGCGGAGATCCGCAGCACCGTGCCGTCGAGCATGTAGCGCGAAACGCTCAGGGACATCAGCCCCGCGTAGCCCGCCTGCCCCTGCTCGAGGTCTTCGATGTTACCCACCGGCATGTACTGCCACAGCCGGTTGCCCGCAGCGTCCTGCGTCCACAACTGCAGCACACGCTCAAGCCGCGGGTCCGTCAGCGGCCCTGCGCCCATGATGACCACCGCGTTCGCCACGTCCGCGAGGTCGTACGTCAGCCCAGAACCAAACGGCACCGTCACCCGATGGACGTACCGGTTGTTGTCGACCTCCATGACCGTGCGGCGGAACTCCGCGTAGCCCTGCGACAGGTACGTCGCCACGTCCGCGTCGGTCACGAACGTCCGGTCAGGCTCGTCGATGTACTGGCGGAACAGCGCCGCGACCTGGTCGACGTACATCACAGACCCCCGGTCAGCGCCGTGCTCGGAAGCGGTGCGCTGTCAGCACCCATCGAGGCCGCCGTCTGCTGCATCTGCATCTGCGCCTGCTGCTGCGACGGGCCGCTGCCGGGGAACGTGCCGGCCTGCCCCTGCGACGAGCGGTTGATGGGCACCTGATGGTTCGGTGCGCCCTGCGCCACGCCGGGGTTCTGCTTGAACGCCGCGAGCGACACGAACACGTCGCGGATGTAGTTCTGCCGCGCTGGCGTCAGGTCGTAGAAGTCCGGCGACCGGATGAAGTCATCGAACACGTCCATGATCGTCTCGATCGGATCTGTCGTGAACACCTCGATGCCGCCGATGAGCCCTTCACCAACCCGCTTCGCCGCCTCAAGCAGGTTGCGCGCATGGTCGATGTCGCGCATCCGACGGCCGACGTTCAGAGGCTCGATGCGATCCGACAGGCTCCGCTTGAGCGTCGGGATGTCGATGATCTGCATCTCCGCGTAGCTCATCAGCCGCGCCTCACGCGCCTGCGCCGTGTGCTGGAACAGCGTGTCGGCGTCGATGAACACCTCGGGCACCTCGACGAGATCCGTCTGCTTAAGCGTCTTGCTGATGACCCGACCCGACAGGTCCATCGCCTTGACGAACCGGCTCTCGCCCCAATGCTGCGCCATCAGCATCAGCACCGTCTTCGACCAGTCCTCCATCACGTCCGTCAGGTTGTCCATCGCCCGCTGCAGCAGCGCCGTGTCGTTCTCCGACAGCGCCATGATGGCCCGGCCCGACGACACGCCCGGCGTCCGGCGACCGATGCTCGCCCCGTGGATGCCCGACACGTCCTCCATGTACTGCCGAGTCATCCCAAGGGCTTCGCTGACGTACTGCGGCAGACCCTGCGGCTGCGACTGCTGTGGAGGCCCGCCCGCCGCGTTGAACGCCACGATGCCACCGACCTTGTTGGCGAGGTCTTTGACGTTCACGCCGCTGTTGCGCGACACGAGCCACTTTGGGTTCGCCATCAGGTGGACGTTACGGAAGACCTGGTTCTGCATCTCGTTAAGCTGCGCCTGCAGCGAGATGAGCGGCTCCATCAGCCCGACGCCCCACAGGTAGTCCGGCAGGTCCGTGAACCGGTAGAACTGCACCGGCATCAGCCCGTTCTTACGCTTCTCCGACGCGAGCTTCGTCTTGCCGAGGTACACGCACGTCTTGTTGTCGTCCTTGAAGAAGACGTAGCACACCTCGATGACGTCCTCGGGGAACCGCCTGTCGCCGTCCTCCGGGTTCGCCGTCGTCGCTGGCGCCTCCTCGATCTTCTCAGCCTTCTCCGGGTACATCTCCTTGAGCTCGTCGCGGCGAATGTACTTGCGGACGGCGATCCACGCGCTGTCTTCGGGGCGCTTGACCTCAGGCTGGAAGAACAAGTCGACTGGGCGGATGACCTCAGTCTTCACGCACTTGTAGACATCGTCGTAGTAGCTGTGCAGGCCCGCGTTGCCCGTGACGATGCCGTTGCTCACCAGTTCGTTAAACACCCGTGCCATGCGTAGCTTCTGCCACATCCACTTCAGGGCGAGCTCGGACGACATCGCCTTCTGCACGTCCTCAGGGCTGTCGCTCGCCGGGTGGATAGCAAAGCCCGGCATCAGCACCGACATGCGCGCTGTGGCCATGCGGTACTTCGTCAGCATCAGGTTGATGACGGGACGGTCGCGCTGGCCGTCGCGGATGCGAGACGTGCGCCGCAGGTTCAGCGTCGCCGTGTTGAAGTACACGTCCTGGTAGCCGCGGGTGTACGCGCCCGCCAGCCGCCAGACCATCGCCTGCGCTTGCCGCTTGTTCTTTGAGTCGTCGAACTCGCGCGGGAAGGTGTCTTTCACATGCCCCTCCGCGCCATCATCTGCTCGACGATCTTGTCGAGCTCATCGTCGCTGTCATCCATCGCTCGCGCCGTCATGCCGCCGAGCGCCGAACCTGCCGTCGCTGCGAGCGGCATCAGCGGTTGCAGGCCCGGTATGAGGCCCGCCGCGAGCGTGCCGATGGTTCCCCCGAGGCTGCTGCCGATGGCCGCTCGACGCTGCTGCTGTTGCTGCAGTTTGAGCGCCTCACGGGCGAGTTGCTGCTCGCTCTTCATAGGCACGGCGAATCTCCTCGGGCGTCGGGTTCCGAATCTCCCCATCAGGAAGAGGCGGGTCGAACAGGTTGTACCCGTCCGTGGACTCGTCCGCAACGAACAGCCGCCGCCAAAGCGCCACGACCAGAAGCCATGACGCCGTGGCGGCGGCGAGTTCGATGCTCAGGACGATGACGTCGTGGGCAGCCTTCACGGCTACCCCTCGAAGCCCGTCAGGATCGCGTTGCAGTGCGGGATGTCGCAGACCGCGTCCCAGTACCACGCGCTGTAGCCCACGAACGAGTCAGACGAGTTCGACTGCTGCCGGTCGAGCACGTTGCCGTCCTCGTCGACAAAGGTGAACGGGTCGAGCTCGTACATCTTCCACGAGTCGTTCTTCAGGAAGATGGCGAGGCCACGCGGGCAGTCCTTCGTCACCCGGATGGGCAGACCCGCGAAGTTCAGCGAGTTCGGGTCGAAGCCAGCGTTGCCGCCCGTCTTCGCGCCCGTCGGGTTCGTCTGGAAGGTCTTGTTGAGCAGCGCGATGTACTTCGACCGGAACAGCGGGCTGGCGAGGATGAGCTCGGGCGACTCGTTGCTGTCGAGCAGCACCTCGTCGAGCAGCTCCTGCATACGGTCGGCCGTCAGCGCCACGCGGTTGCTGCCCGCGCCGATGCCCTTCGTCATGGTCAGGATGCGCGCCTGAAGCTGCGTCGCGCCGCTCGGAGTGCCTGGGGCGGGGATGTCGCTCCGGTCGAGGCCGAAGTGAACCTCGGACGCGAGGTTGGCGAAGATGCCCGTCGGCTCGATGACGTGGTTGCTCGAGTCGAGCGCGTAGTCCGACACGGTGCCCGCGTTGAAGAACGTCTCATTGGCGAGGCAACCGAAGTTAGCACCACCACCACCGCTGCTGTCCTTGAACTGCGTGTCGTGCAGTTCGACCGCGATGGCCCGATCCTGCTCGGCGATGACCGTGGTAAACGACGCCGGGTTGGCGAGACCGTCGTTGCTGACCACCGCGAGGGTGATGGTCTGGTCGGCCTCGCTGAAGTCCGAGACGAAGATGGCGTACGGGCCAGCGCCTGCGGAGGTCGGCACGATCTCCTCGTAGGTGCCCATGTCGCGCAGTCGGACCCGGACCCACGTCCCCGAGGTGGCATTGACGACGTTACGGAAGTAGTCGAACGAGCCGCTGTACTCCCACACGTCCTCACCCGCGCCGGGGGCGGCGACGGTGCAGTTGGCGGTGGTCGCGCTCGACACCTTCTTCTGGTTCAGGAAGCCCTTGGTCAGGCCACCGAAGATGGTCATCCGGTTGGCGACGTTGCGGACGTCCTTCTTCAGCCCGGTCATCTCCGAGTCGAGGGCTGCGAGGAACGCGCCGGAGTTGGCTCCGGTGGCGCTCTTCATCAGCGGACGGTCGACCTGGAACTGGCCGTAGATGTACTTCGCCGTCGTGACGAGCTGCGAGTAGCCCTGGTTGCCGATGCTGCCCACGCCCGGCAGCGAGCCCTTGCTCACCGACGTGTTGCGCGAGATGTGGATCGGGATGACGACCTGCTTGCCCATCCAGGACGAGCTGCCCTTCTCCCACAGTTCGAGGGCGAGGACTTCCTGATTGAGTTCCTCGCGAATCGGTCCCTCGTACTGCTCTTTGAGCACGGGGCCGAGGGTGCTGATCGTCGCTGCCATTTCGGCTCTCCTTGGTTAGAGGTGCTTCCTGGCCCACTCGGCCATACCCCTCTTGGCGTCCTTCAGTGTCCGCGGCTTTGACTTCGACTCCGACTTCGGAGCCGCCTTTCGCCTCGGCTGCTTTACGCCACCCTCGGGCTGCTTGTACTTGTCCGCGCGGGCCTTTGCAACCGCTTCGTACTTGTCGGCGATCTTCTTGGCCGCCTCGGCGGGCGTCTCAGCACCACCGTAGGCCATCAGGCGCAGCACGTCTTCCATCTCGACGTCGTCGTACTTCGACGCTGCGGCTTTCGCGTCCGAGCGGAGTTTCTCGATGCGCGCCTGCTCGTCACGGCGCTCAAGCTCGGCCTCGAGCTTCGCCACCCGGTCGTCCACCGAAAGGTCTTCGTCGGGCTCGTCATCGGCGACCTTCGGCTCCGGGTCGGCGCGGCGCAGCTTGGCGAGCTCCTCCTTGAGCTCCTTCTCGCGAGCTTCCTGCTGCTCGACGTACTTGCGGAACCACGCGGGCTCGTCGTCGGTGGTGGCCTCATCGTCGGTGCTGGCCTCCACCTCGTCAGCCTCGGGCTCTTCGTCGCCGTCGGCGTCGGCGTCCTCAACCTCGGCGTCAGCCTCGGGCTCGTCGTCCGCGACGGACTGCTCGTCGACCACATCGTCGGGTGCGGCGTCGTCATCGCCAAACAGGGCCCTCTTCATCGCCTCGGGATCTGCTGCCTTCACCATCACTGCCTCCTATGGCGCGGCGAGGGGGTTGAGCAGCACCTCGCTGCCGGCCCTCTCGCGCTTGAAGTCGTGGTACTTCATACCACGGCGCCGCTCCCATTCGAGGATCTCCCGAAGGGTCTGCGGTCGCTCCTCTTCCTTCTCCTGACGCAACTCGGTGAGTTGGTCGTCGCTGATCAACGCGAGCGCCGTCGCCACGAGCATGTCGTCGTGGTCGTCGTGGCCGGTGTCGGCCTCGGCCTTGCCGCGCTTGTTGTAGACGAACGTGTTGATTTCCGCCATCAGCCGCCTGTCCTCGACGAGCAGGCGGATGCGGTCGTCGCGCTGAGGTGGGGCACTCTTTGCGAGCGCCGACGTCAGCCGCGAGATGAGGATGGGCCGCGTCTGCGCCGACGTGTACCACCCGAACTCGGCGGTGTACTGCTGCTGTGCCTTGTTGTAGCGCCGGCGCATGTACATTCGCGCCCAGTCGTTGGCGACGAGATGCTCGATGACCGACGCACCGTAGCTGTTGGCCTCGGCGTTCACCAGCGCATCCCACTTCTGAGCCTGCTCGAGAACCACCCCGGCGTAGTCGCGGATGGTCGTGCGGTCGTAGTACGTCGCCACCGTCTTCGGCCGCAGCCGGTCGGTGTAGTCGATGACGTGGAACGCGTGGAAGTCGCCCTCAGGCGCACCCGACGCCGTGTCGACGCCCATCGTGTAGACGTGGCCGCGGCGAGGCTGGTCGTACTCGATGAGCCCCGTCTTCGGCTTCTCGACGTGCGGGTAGCTGAACGGGAACACGCGTGAGCCCGAGGAGATGAACGCCACCTCGGGCGTGATGGGGTACTCCTGGTTGAACGTGTTCCAGTTGCT